AGAAGACTTGACGCACTTGCTAGTGCGTGTAAGAACGCCGCTAGTGATGACTTCAAAGAACTATGGTACAACAAACTAATCAAACTAGCAAAAAAATATAAACTAATGGACTATGTGACAAGAAAGCTATTACACTAATGAATATATTTTATGTACATAAAGACCCTGTGGTTGCTGCGAAAATGCTTATTGATAAGCATGTAGTAAAAATGATTATAGAATCAGCACAAATGCTATCTACTGCTCACAGATTAATTGATGGTGAACAGTATGAAGATAGAACTAAATCTAATAGAAGAATAAAAAGATGGCGATTAAAAGATAAAACACACGAAGATATTATCTATAAAGCTTCTCATGTAAAACACCCTAGTACAATTTGGGTTATGGCATCAGCATACAATTACTATTGGTTATACAATCATATGGTTGCGTTGAATGATGAATTTAAATTAAGATACAATCATACAGAAGACCATATGACAATTAGAAAATTAGGTATTATACTTCGTAATCCACCTAAAGGAATATCTTTAACTACAATACGAACAGATCCTACTCCAGCAATGCCTGACGAGTGTAAGATACCAGGTGATGTAGTTGGCTCTTATAGAAAGTATTATGTAATGAAGAAACAAGCTATGGCATCGTGGAAGGCGCCATCAACCCCACCTGAATGGTATACGAAAGGTTTACAAAATGGACTATGAAGAAATTGAAAAACTGTCATTAGAAGAATCTAAAAGACAAAAAAAAGAACGAAAAGAAAGTGGACTAAATATGATACGACCATTTACATTTGATGAAAAGAAATTATTGTGGGACGGTTTAAGAGAAGACAATAAGACCTTACATGAATTAGCTATGGAAGGCTTCAATGAAGAACAAACATTAAGAAGAATAGAAGAAAGGAACGGATTTTAATGATTAAAGAAGCATTAATAAAAAAACTAGAAGGTGATATAGAAGTTGCTAAAGTAGACCTAAAAACATTTTTAGCAAATCCAATTGGTGTTGCCGAACATATAGATTATGTAATAACAGCAGAAAAAAAATTAGAAGCATTAGCACACGCAGAAGATAAATTAGAATCATTATTAAAAATATAATGCCATCATATACATTTTACAATTCAAAGACTAAAAAAGAGTATGACGATATGATGACTATTGCTGAGATGGAAGAATTGTTAGATAAGAATAAACATATAAAACAAGTCCCTAAAGGTATAAATATTGTAGCGAGTACAGGAAGTCGCCATATGAAAAATGATAGTGGTTGGAAAGAAACTCTATCTAAAATAGGTGAGGCGCATCCTGGAAGTCCATTGGCACAGCAGACACAAAAGAAGTCTATAAAACAAATACGAACTGAACAGGCTATGTCAAAAAACAAGAAACGAGTAGCAGCAAGGAGAAAACGATAATGGCTAAAGATATACCAGATTATATGCGAGGGTTTGACCTTGAGGAAGATTGGGGTGCAACAGCAGTATCTTCAGCACCTACAACAGAAGTAAAACCATCGGTAGAAAAAAAAGACATAGAGAATTTAGGTCAGCAAACTAATTTAGAGATAGCTAAAGTTAAGAATGACGTAGGGTCAATTAAAGCTATGATGAATGAGATCATGCAGATAGTTGCTGAGAAAGATACTATTACAAAAGAAGTTAATAGTGCTGACATTGATAAAAGATTTAAGGATATAGAAAAGATAGTATTACCTTTCCTATATAACTTGGGTAAAACAGATGAGCCTTATATTCATTGGCCTAACAGAGGACCAATCATTAAGGCACAAATAGAGAAGTTATTAAAACTTACAAGAGGTAAATAAATGAAACTAAGCAATAATTTCAGTTTAAATGAAATGACCAAGAGCCAGACAGCAGCTCGTAAAGGGATTAGTAATAATCCTAGTGAGGACCATATGGATAATCTAAAAGAACTTTGTACAAATGTGCTACAAAGAGTTAGAGACCATTTTGGTAGAGTTGTATCTATATCAAGTGGGTATAGAAGTCCAGAACTTTGCGAAGCAATAGGGTCATCTAAAACTTCACAGCATGCGAAGGGTCAGGCAGCTGACTTTGAAATCCATGGTATATCTAACGCAGAGTTAGTTAAATGGATTAGTGAGCATTGTGAATGGGATCAGATGATATTAGAGTTTCACAATGTAGATGAACCAAATAGTGGTTGGGTGCACTGCTCGTATAGATCAGATGGTGAAAATCGTAAACAAATATTGAGAGCTTATAAAAACGAAAGTAATAAGACTTGTTATGAGTCTTATATACCTAGCTGAAAAGAAGATAGGGAAGAGTTAAGAAACTCACCTGAAAAGATAAATGACCATATGATAAAGTATAGGTCTATATAAGACTTGACAGATACCCTATATTATGATATACTATGAGTATTAAAATATGAAAGTGAAAATATAATGGCATCAAAGTTTAATTTTATTGATTTAGATAAATCAAAACTACCAGTAACTAAAGGTAAAAAAGTAGATGGTTTCCGTTTCTATGACATAGAGGGAAAAGCATACCCATCAATTACTACTGTACTAGGTATTCAAAAGAAAGCACAATTACAAAAATGGAGAGATGCAATTGGTGAGAAAGTTGCCAATTGGGAAATGGGTAGAGCGGCTAGACGTGGTAAAGCAACTCACTTATTAATAGAACAATACATCAAAGGTTTAACACCAAGTGAACGAGGTGTATTACCATTAGGTCTCTTTAGACTAATCAAACCATATGTAGATCAGATTGATAACATACATTGTTTAGAAACAATTATGTACAGCAAGAAGTTGACTATCGCAGGTCAAGTTGACTGTATCGCTGAATACAATGGTAAGTTATCAGTAATTGATTTTAAAACAGCAAACAAAGAACGACAAGAATCTTGGATAGAGAACTACTTTATGCAGACTACAGCCTATGCTCAAATGTATGAGGAGATGTTCGGAAAAGAGATAGAACAAATTGTTATTTTACTAGCATCTGAAGATGGTTCAGTTCAATCATTTATAAAAGAAAAGAAAGATTATATGGAACCTTTGAAGAAATCAATTGGCGACTTTTATAAATATTATGAAGAACTAAACAAGGATAAGATCAAGCAAGACTAGCCCATATCTTATAAAAAAGATATGAAAAAACTATTAATCTTAATCTGTCTATTGTGGAACACCACTAGTTATGCTGATATGGAGAAGTATGATTTATTTGGTATGACAATGCCAATGATGTGTGGATTACCAGTAACAGTAGATCAGTATATAAAAGATAACGGCTTTACTGCTATCAATATAAGTTTTGGTAAAGAAAATGCTAAAGAAGATGGTGAGATAGTGTTTGCGATAACATACTACATAAACGATAAACGCCAAACATTAGCAGTAGCAGAATCACCAACCGATCCATATAAGTGTATGATATTCCATACATTTGATATGATAATGAATGAAAATTTATTGAGTGGTACTAACACTTGACAATAAAGTAAAAGTGTGGTATATTAATAGAGTTGCAACTGTGTAGGCGAAAGCGAGAGTAAGTAACCTACACTTATATAATAGGAGTTATAATGACGTATAGTGAAGACAAAGACCAAAGAGAAAAAGAAAGAGCGCAAGACGCTAGTATGGAAAATGAAGCTAGTCCACCAACCCCAATGGTGCAGATTTCATTAAAAGAATACGACAAATTAAAAGACAAACAGCATTACATCACAGATAAAGGTCTAATTGATATTATTGATAATATGGAAAGATTGTTAAGAGCTTTAAGAAAGCATATAGTTAGATCGGACTTCAATGAATAGTAAAGAATTTAGTTTAAATATTGAAAGTATTGTAAAAGAAAAAAGGATTTCACATATGGATGCTGTTGTATGGTATTGTGAAGAAAATGATTTAGACACAAGTCAAGTATCATCATTAATATCAAAATCATTAAAAGAAAAAATTAAGTTAGAAGCTACCAACTTAAAAATGTTGAAGTATCCAAAGTGTGGTATGTTACCCATTTAATTATGTATGGTGGATTTGATGTATATAAAACTTACTTGGCTATCAAGTTACACTTTGCATCTGATACATATGACTATTATAAGTATGGGGGTAAGGTCAATGCAAAACTTGACACATTTACAAAACGGAAAGATAGATACTTCTTTCACAAACTGAGTACAAAATATGGACAAGATGATATACTTGATTTCTTTGTTGCTAACTTTCTTGCAGATAGTAAGAGATGGATTGGTAATCTGTTGGCAAACGATGGTAGAGGGGTTTACTTGGATTATAAAAAACGGAAAGAATCCTTTGCTTACCATTTTAAACAAGAGTGTGGAACTATTGTTTCTGACTTTAACTCTCGTGGTCTTTCTTTTGATGATGGGTTTTCTGTACCTAGTGGACAGCATCCAAGAATGTTACGCTTACTTATTCAAAGGAAATGTAGTTACCAGACCGCGGTCGTGCTTAATCACTTTCTTAACTTTACTAAAAATTGGGATAAAGAAATTACCGAGAAAATTGTATGGCCTGAAATCTCACTTAAGGTTACCAGAGTGAAACCATTTATAACTTTTAATGCGACAGAATGTAAATTAATTATGAAAGATATATTTGTAAATGATAAAAGTAATTAAAGATTTTTTAACATCAGAAAAAGCAGACATCATAGAGAGAGATTTACTAGGTTTTAATTTTATGTGGTTTTGGAATCATGGTACACTTGGTTATAGTGAGATAGATAATTTTAAAACAAAAAACACAGTTGATACAGGACAGTTTGTACACAGGTTTAAAGGAGGTGATAATCTATCATCATTGTACGAGGGTTTTTCAAAAATATTTAATAAAGTAAATTATGAAAATACAATTAGAATTAAATGTAATTTAAATGTAAATCATACAGGTTATAAAAAAACATCACATCAACCAATACATAGAGATAGTGAATTGAAAGTTAATAAATCATTAATATATTATATAAATGATAGTGATGGTGATACAATATTTTTTAATAAAAAGTTAAAAGAAATAAAAAGAGTAACACCAAAGAAAAACACAGCTGTATTATTTGATTCAGATATATTACATTGTGGTAGTAGTCCAATAAAATCATCTATAAGAGGAGTAATTAATTTTATATTTAAAGATAATGAAAACAATTTTTTGTATAGGTAATGGCCAAAGTAGAGCAACTGTTGATTTAATTAAGTTAAGACCCCACGGTAAGATATATGGCTGTAATGGTTTGTATAGAGACTTTACACCAGATGTTCTATGTTCTGTTGACGGACAAATGATGCATGAGATATATCATAGTGGTTATGGTGACAAGAATGAATTATGGTTAAGAGATTGGAACCCTATTCCAGGTGTGACATATAACTTGGTCGTATATGCTAACCTTTCACCAAGTGAGATAGAGATTGCTAAGAAAAATTTTAAGGTATATAAAAATGAAAGAGGTGATAGACAAGAGTTTGTATTTCATGGCTCTAACATATCTGGTAAGGTAGGTATAATAAGAAGAATACAAGGTGGTGAACAAATAGAAAGTAAACAAATTGACCACTCGGGTACTTATATAAGTTGGGTAAATCCTGATGATAAATCACATACCTACAGTGAAATAGATAAAGATAGAGGTTGGTCATGTGGTCCAACAAGTGCCTTGGTAGCGATACACCAGAACAAAGATTTAGAAGAATTGTATATGATAGGACACGACTTAAAAAGTTTTGATGACCATATAAACAATATGTACAAATCAACACAAAATTATGGTGATGCAAGGAATAAACCTATACCTGATGTTAATTGGGTCAATCAATGGAAAGAGTTGATGATAGAAAACCCTAAAATAAAGTTTATTAAAGTCAATCCAAGAGGTATAAAAGGAGGTGATCCTGTAAATACTGTGGTACCAGAATGGACAGTAAAAAATATAGACTATATAAACTTTGACGAACTAAACAAAAAATTTGGCTGTGTATTAGGGTTGACAGATAGCCAATAATGTGATATATTAGAGGTAATATGTTTGATAGAATAATATATAAAATATTAGACACAATCGTGGACTGGTGTGAACGTTATAAGAAATACAGAATTGATAAGACTTTGCCTAAACCCAATAAAAAAGAATTAGCAAAATGGGTAAAACAACAAGAGAAGTCTTATAAATAACTATGATACCGATTATACAGGTAACACAAAAACAACAATACGAAAATACATACAAGGAGTTAATACAATGGACTTTGAAACATTAAAACAATCGTCAAGTAACTTTGACAAACTTACGAAAGCCATCGAGGCTAACCTCAATCCTGAGGACAAACAAAACAACAAATCAAAATACCAAGACGACAGATTTTGGAAACCCGAACTAGATAAAACTGGTAATGGTTTTGCTGTGTTAAGATTTTTACCAGCGCCAACAGGTGAAGACTTACCTTGGCAAAGAGTATGGTCACATGCATTCCAAGATGTAGGTGGTTGGTATATTGAGAACTCACTAACTACACTAGGTCAAAAAGACCCTGTGTCAGAAGAAAATACTAGACT